AAACATCATCAGCACAAAGCAAGAGTGGCTCGACTGGAAAAGCTCGGCCTGCACCAAAGAAATAATGCACGCTCTTAAAGAACGAGCAGGTGGATTGACCCATATTCTCTCAGTAGAAGCTGGATTCAATCCTCTGCAAGATCGAGAGTATGTGGGTTATATCAAAGCTGTTAACGATATTGTTAACATGGAGTTAATTGACTTAGAGGAGTCCAAAGATGTTTAAAACACTCCGACATTTTGTGTCGGTAAAACCGTTCGACATTGATGAGTGGGATGACACTCGTAAGAAAGCTAAGGCCCTTGGATTTGCTCTTCCTGAAATGGAAGAGAACAAACGTGCTAAAGCTTCTGTTGATGTTGGTACGGTGTATCAAATTGGTCCAGACGCTTATGATGGCGCAGCCCCCTTCAAGGAAGGTGAGATTGTTGCCTATGTCAAGAACGCTGGTAAGTTTGTGGTAAACCCTTTCACACAGGAGGAGGTTTACGTTTTAAACGACGATGACATTCTTGTTGTGTTGAGTAAGGAGACAGTAGATGTCTGATGAAAATGTAGAAATTGTTCCTGGCGAGCAAGTAGCTGAAAAGCCCCAACCTGCTCCTTACGAAGCTAAAGCCCTGGAAATGGGCTGGCGTCCTAAAGAAGAATGGGACGGTCCAGAAGAAGATTTTATTGACGCCAAAGAGTATGTAAGGCGCAAGCCACTCTTTGAAAAAATTGAGCATCAAAACAAGGAAATCAAAAAGGTTGTCCAAGCTTTTGAAGCACTCAAAACTCATCATACTAAAGTCAAAGAATCAGAGTACCAGCGTGCTCTAAAGACTCTAAAAGATGCCCGCCGACAAGCTATGGTCGAGGGTGAAACTGAACGAGCAATTGCCTACGAAGAAAAGATTGAGGAAGTAGAACAGCAGAAGGTTGAGTTTGATCGTGACGTGCAAAACGTCAACATCCCTCAAGCTGCTGAAGTTGATCCTCGCTTTGTCCAATGGCAAGAACAAAATGGTTGGTATGGTCGTGATCACAACTTGACTCGCTTTGCTGATGCTATTGGCATTGACTTTGCTAAGCAAGGGATGTCTCCTTCCGAGGTACTGGCAGCAGTGGCCCGAGAAGTAAAGAAGGAATTCCCTAACAAGTTTACGAACCCCAACCAAAATAGACCTGGGGCCGTTGAATCCCCAAGCCGTAAGAACGCTTCCGTAGCTAAGGACGACATCCTTAGCCCTGAAGAGGAGCGTATTATGAAGACCTTCGTCCGTAGTGGAGCGATGACTGAAGCGGCATACCGCGCAGAACTGAAGAGACTTAAAGGACAATAACATGGCTGAAAAAACTCCTGTTGCCCGTAGCGGGCGGGCGAAGCGCCCACCAGTAAATGGTCGTAATGTACTCTCTCTTTCTAACAAGGAGAGTGGATATGAATACCGATTTGTGAATGACGTGGGAGACCGCGTTGAAAGCTTTAAAGAACGTGGATGGGAACTGGTCGATGCCGCAGATGTGTCTGTTGGCGAACGTCGAGTTGCTGGTTCTACGGCTTTAGGCTCTAAAGCTCAAGCCTCTGTCGATAAGTCTGGTATGAAAGCTTTTGTTATGCGTATTCCCTCGGAATGGTATGCTGAAGATCAAGCTGAAAAAGCCAAGCAGATTGCGGAGACTGAAAAAACTATGAAACAACAAGCTCTCTCTCAAAACGATTACGGAAAACTTGAAATTAATCGGTAATTTTTGAGGGGAGCCCACTTGGAGAAATCTAATGGCAAGTGTTCTCGCAGGGTTCCGCCCTGTCAAGCATCTTTCTGGTGCTCCCTATAATGGTCAGCTCAATCGTTACATGATTTCGGCATCTGATGCCCAAGCCACTAACGTTGGCGACTTTGTGCAACTTTCGACAGACGCTGCTCTGGTTGATACCGCTGGCTTCGGGGTTTACCCCGCAGTTGAGCGTATTGGCTCTGGCACCGCTGTCCCAATCGTTGGTGTTATTGTTGGTTTTGAAGTTGATTATTCCAACCTCAATGCTCCCAACTATCGTGCTGCCTCGACTCGTCGAGTGGCGCTAGTAGCTGATGCTCCTGATCTTATCTTTGCTGGTCCTCAAGACGGTGTTGGTGGTGTTGTTGCTGCCGCTTCAGTTGGCCTGAATGTTTCCATTAACCTGGGCACTGCTGGTACTTCTGGTGCTTATGCTTCCGGTATGTCAGTTGACAGTTCAACTGTTGCTCTTACCGCAACTATCCCACTAAATATCGTTGGTGTTACGGCTAGCCCTGACAACGATGAAACCAGCACCTCACGTCCCGCAGAAGTTCTTGTGCGTATCAATACGCATCAGTATGGCGCGGCTGGTCTTGCTGGCGTCTAAGGAGTAATGTATGTCAGTTATTAATAGCGGCTCATTTGCCAAGGCACTCTGGCCCGGCATCAACGCATGGTACGGTAAGTCTTATGGTGAATACTCAACCGAGTACAATAAGCTTTTTGATACCTACAAGTCCTCAAAAGCTTTTGAAGAGGACGTTGGTATTAGTTCGTTTGGTCTTGCGGCTGTCAAGCCTGAAGGCGCTCCCATTCTGTACGACAGTGAACGTCAAGCGTTCATCACTCGCTACTCACATGTGGTGTATGCTCTCGGATTTGTCATCACCCGTGAAATCATGGACGACGACCAGTATGACGTCGTAGGTCAGCGTAAGGCTCAAGGTCTTGCCTACTCTATGCGTCAGACGAAGGAAGTAATTGCTGCTAACGTGTACAACCGTGCATTTAACACCAGCTACACCTTTGGTGACGGTAAGGCAATTCTTGTTAACGATCACCCCAACTTCGCTGGTGGTACGTGGTCTAACATTCTTGCAACGGCGGCTGACTTGTCAGAAGCAGCTCTTGAGCAAGCGTGTATTGACATTGCTGGCTTTACGAATGATCGTGGTCTCCTGATTGCTGCAAAGCCAAAGACTCTGATCATCCCACGTCAACTGATGTTTGAAGCCAAGCGTATTCTTGGTACAGACGGTCAAGTGTACAGTGCTGATAACACCCTCAACGCAATCAAGTCTATGGGCATGATTCCTGAAGTTGTTGTTAACCACTACCTTGGGCCTGATACTGATGCTTGGTTCATCCGCACGGATGTGCCTCATGGTATGAAGCATTTTGAGCGTCGTGCTGACGCTTTTGAAATGGACAATGACTTTGACACCGAGAATGCTCGGTTCAAGGCAACTGCTCGTTATTCCTTTGGTATGACTGACCCCCGTGGTCTGTTCGGTTCCCCAGGCGCTTAATGAGATGTGGGGGAACAGGTAAAAGGGTTCCCCCTTTTTTTCTAGTAAATTTAAACACACAGACTGACTAGACAGACGATATACAGACGGTGTGTTTTGTTGTATATAAACTAAAGGAATAATCATGGCTCGTACTGCTTTTGCTGGTCCTATCGGTGTTGGTAAGGGTTCAACCCCCGCTGTTACTCAGCTCACCAACCGTTCGACTGGTGTTACAATTAATGCCTCTAGTGGTCAAATTACCACGGACGCTACTTCCCTTGCCGCTGGCACTGAAGCAACTTTTGTTGTTACCAATCGCTTTGTCACTGCAAACAGTGTCCCCGTTATTGCCCTGGCAAGTGGCTCTACTGCTGCGACTTCTGTGGCCGTTGTGTCCGCTGTTGCTGCTGGTAGTTTTTCTATTACCCTCACCAACTTGAATGCAGCTACGGCTGACACGGGTGCAGGTGTTATCAACTTCATCGTGTTCAACGGCGCAACTGCCTAATGTTGAGTACCCTGTAAGCGCAAGCCAATCGAGGAGATTATTATGGGTCAACATGTAACAATACATGGAAAAACGACAGAGGAAATCAATGGTCAGGATGGGAAGTGGATTCCTATTCGCGTTGATGCTTCTGGTAACTTAGCCACCACTGGTGGTACACAGTATGCAGAAGGTGCTACGGGCAGCGGTAGAGACACTGGTACCATTGCTTTAGCTGTTAGACGTGATGCGGCTTCCGCAGGTGGCGCGGCTGACGGTGAGTTTGCATCACTGTCTGTGGATAGTGAAGGTGCTTTACGTGTTACTGGCGGCGAAGTTTCTTATGAACTTCAAACCGCAGTAGATGCGGCTGGTATCAGCATTGATAATGCTAGTTTATCTACCGTATTTGCTTTAGATGTAACTGGCTGGAAAAGGGCAACTATCTATTTCTATGCCCCATCTACAGCGTTAACTGCTTTTGCTCTATCTTTCAAATATAAATCAGCCGACACTTATGTCACTACTCATGCTGCGGCTGGAGATTATACGTCGTTGGACGATGGTTATCTTCTAAAACTTAAGCAGTCTTCAGGTGTAAGTCCTGTCACTTTACCAGCATCTGGATGGCTAATGATGCAGGTAGACGTAGAGGGTGCAAACCTTTTCAAACTTGAAGCAACACAAACAAGCGGCATTAGTAATGCTACTTGCAAAGTAACCTTAACGAGATAATTATGGTAACTACAGTAAAATATTCAAGTGGTCGCCTCAACACTGTTTCATTTGAGCGTGGTACTGGTGTATATTTAAATGATACGCTTGATACCAATTATGGCGGTGGCAGCACGACTGGTCCCTGGACTTGGGTAGTGCCACAAGGCGTCTACTCTATTTATGTCGATATGTGTGGTGCTGGTGGCGGTGGAGGCGGTGCCTACAACGCTGGTGGCGCAGGAGGCGGCGGGGGTGGCGGTGCGTGCATTAAAGACCAGGAAGTGTATGTACGTCCTGGACAATCTTTAGTAATTACCTGTCCGGCTGGTGGTACTGGTGGTACAGCAGGTGCCGCTGGAACTGCGGGTGGATCAGGTGGCGGTGGTACACAGACTACAATTTCCGGTCTTGATGACGCTTATGGTGTTGCGGGAGATGGTATCCTAGCAATGACTGTGGGTTTTGGTGGCTCGGCTGGTGCTGTAACTAACGGTGGATCTGGTGGCTCAGGTGGTGAAGGGCAAGCGGCGGGCGGCACTGGTGGAGCTGGTGCTGGCGGCAACTCTGCTATTGGTATTCGTGGCGTATCTGGCGGTGGATTTAATAGCACAGCAAACTCCGGTGCTGCTGGAGGTGCTATTAGTAACGCCGGTGGTAGTGCTACAGGCCCAAGCGGATTCTCACAATTTCGATCAGCTATTGCTAATGCAGGCACTGTCCCCGGTGCTGGGCATGGTGCCTCTAGCTTCTGGGGTCTGGGTGGCCTTGCTAACAACACTGGTGCTGGAGCTGCTGCTTCTGGTTTTGGTGCTGGTGGCGCCGGTGGCACTGGCACTGCTAACGGAGGTGCTGGATCGCCCGGCCTCGTTCGCATTCGTTATGTCGGTTAAGGAAATATCATGACTCGTGTACTGCAAGTAGAAGTTAATACGTTCGATGAAGCTGAAGACGTAATGAATAAAATTTTGGATGGTGGTCTTACTTTAGTCTCTGTACTAAATGTAAGTGGCTGTCGCAGTATGTTTACTTTAGCTGTAATTGCTATAGGTCCTGACGACGCCACGGTAAAACTTGTTCACAAAGAAGTTAAGAAGCTTCACCTTGCACCTAAGGCGTAACGATGGGACTCCAATTAATTGATTATCGTCCTGGCCCATATACAGATCATGGGCCGGCAACGCTGGCTCAACCCGGCACATCGCCTTATTGGGTTACCATTAATGCTGACGGGCACTTTGAAGTAAATGGCACCAGACTAAAATTAATTGGTGACCATCTTATTGAGACTGCCTGTGGTCTTGATACTAATGCAGAGGTTGATGGTCTTTGTCAACATGCTGCTGCTCCAGGAATTAACTACGTTCGTATGATGGGATGGAATAATAAGCCCCGTACTTCTGTTAAGAACGGGTGTTTTCTTTATTTTCCTTGGCGTGCGGATGTAAGTATTTCAACCAATGAATACTGCACTGCTTCAGGTAATGTTTATAAACGTGTAAGTGGCTCAACTACGGGCACTACTATTCCCTCAGGCACTGGCGCTACAATTAACGACGGTGTTGCAGTGTGGGCTTATCAAGCTACCTTATCTCCTGCCCCATCTACTATCAACGATTATTATGATGAGGATACTGGCGGTTTTCTAGAGCAAATGGACCGCACTATTGCTGACCTAAACTCTCGCGGTATTCGTGTCTGGTTTAGTTTTGAGAATGGTGATAAGCCCCGTATGATTGAGGGACTTGCTCCAAACACTTCAAACGGCTCAGCGGACAATCGTCGGGCGTATGCTGATCATGGTATGATGTGGTCTGATACGTGGAATGATATGTACGAACGTCATATCAGTTACATGTTGAATCGTGTGAACACTACAACAGGTGTTGCTTATAAAGATAACCCAATGCTGTCTTTTGTACAAGCGTTCAATGAGAACTCTTTTTGGAATGCTTGTACATTAACCTCACCATTTAGCGGAGCTTATTCTGGGTACTGTATGATGGACTTCATTGTCAATTCTACAGGTGGATCGGGAGCTGGTTTATATGGTGGGTCAGGTTGGTGGTTACCTGAATTAGAGGCTCATTGGCAAGCATGGGCCACACTAAATGGGGTTACTTGGCCCCAAGCTACTTTCCCTAAGTATGAAGAGTGGGTGTTAAATAGTGGTGGGCTATGGAACTCAACGTTTCAAGCTCATATGGTCAACTATATTAAGGATACTGATGTCGCTGCGGCACAGCGTTATGAGACATTTATTAAATCTATCATGCCAAACGTTGTCTACACCTATGTAGAAAATCGCTATATGGACCCCCGTGTAGGTAACTACCAAGATTGTGGTAGTTTACATTGCTATGATTCAGAAGGTATTGCAGCAGGTAGCGACACCACTTCTCGTAAAAGTATTTTAGATGGGACGACTGGTTGGGCATCGGTTTTGAGTACAGGTGGGTTATGGAGCCCACGTATTACAAATCAACCTTATGTTATTACAGAAGGTCCAGGTCAGTATTCAAGAAACCGCAATGATTTTGAAACTGAGCCTATCCGCGCAACAATGGCTGCGTTACAAGACATAGACGGACTCACTCAGTTTTGTATTTGGCAAAACAGTTTCTATTCTAGTGCGGCTGGTAATACAACTAGTGGTAGTGCTCATTACACTGCTGTGTGGCCTTCACGTAGACTGTCTTGGCTATTCTCTGGTAAGATTTTTGAATGGGGTCTTGTTGGCCCTATTACTACTGAGTCTGCTATGAATGTCCAAGATTCTGGAATGGCAGCAAGAATTGTCTCCGACGGGTTTAACATTCGACAAACTGGACAAGAAGTTGCGGTTAATGCTGGTGTGGCTAATACGGTGTGGTCTTGGCTAAAGCGCCAATTATCTACAACATACACAGCCGCCGCTACAGACTATAGCACAGATACTTCTATTGCCACGGCGGATTTAGTTACAGGTGTAGACGTAGTAACAGCGACAGGTACAACTCATTTCCGTGGGGCTGGCTACGCTTCCCCCATTATGAAATGGGACCATGATGGTATTATTGGTTGTTGTGTTACAGTAGACAATGGTACTTATGGTTCGGTAGGTAATGGTCAGTTCACTATCTCTGGACTTAGCGCCCCGTTCCGTGGTATTTGTGCCATGCGTACAAACTCTAATAGTGCCCTTGCGGCAGGAGATGTGTTGTTTGTGTTGCACGGTGCAACCTTTCAAACGGACATGACTGTTGCTGGATCAGCAGTATATCCTACGAACTTCAACACTTTTATTGGTGGAGATTTAAACACCTATAGCGGTGGCACTGATGCTAATACTCGACTAATTGTACCTGATCCTGTAAGTGTTGTTGTGGACTTAGGAGCAGAATATCTAGTATATGGTTTAACGGCCTCAGGGCTTGCTACATCAGTTACTGGCACACTCATCTCATCAACGTGGAACTCTGGTGCAGGTACTGTTAGTTTTACAACAGACTCTAACTATCCTGCGTACTATTTAGAACTAGTGCCCACTTCCTATAGCCCTGCTGGAACCACTATGCGTGGACAAGCACCAAAACGTAAGAGATTCCATGTCTGAAATCGAACTTGTAAAATGGGCAGTCTTTACCATAATGGGTCTAGCGCTGTGGTTCTTTAAACGTAACTTAGATGATACGGAAAAAAAGATGGCGGCGCTGGACATTAAATACACTGCTCTACAACTGGATAACCAGATTATCCGTAGGGATTATTTGCACCGAGACGACTTCAAAGAATTCAAACAAGAACTTCGTAGTATGTTTGAGGAAATTAAGTCGGACATTCGTGATATGAAAGCACATGAGCCATGAGCTATGAACGTGGTCAATGGTACCTAATCTGCGATAGCTGTGGCAAGAAAATGAAGTCTGGAGCAGCTAAAAAGCGCTGGGACGGACTCATTGTTTGTAAAGATGATTGGGAAACGGATCACCCTCAAAAGTACATCCGTGTTCCCAGTGATCCTAAACCAGTAGCTTTCAATCGTCCACGACCTGAAGATGACTTTGTGGTTGTCTGTACTCGTTATACAAACCAAGGCATTGCTGGTATAGGTGTCGTGGGTTGTGCCATTGTAGGACAAAATAACGGCCTACCTTATAACCAATATTCTTACACTGGACCATAATGACTACTTCCGCTGACACCTCTTGGGAACTAACCCGTAATCAACTCATTGAAGCGGCTTACCGTAAACTTGGTGTGCCCGGCGAAGATAACACCCTAAGCACTTCTCAATACACTGACGGTGCGCAGGCGTTGAATGCTGTAGTAGCTTTGCTAAATGCTGATGGTATGCCTTTGTGGAAACGCACTACTGTTACAGAAACTCCGTCTGCTACTTCCCAGGTATACACACTTTCAACAGCTATCAAGATAGCTCAAGTGTCTATCTATGATACAACGAGTGGGGTTCGTTATGACATCCTTCAAAAGAGTCTTTATGACTTCAATCGTCTTCCCCAAGGTGCTATTGGAGTCCCTGTTAACTATACATGGCAACCAGCTATACAAGGCGGCACAGTATCTATTTGGCCGCTGACGTCCGACACTGGGACTATTGCCAACAAGACAATTAAGATTGTTTATCAGAAAGAGTTTGATGGGTTCACTGCTGCCGGTGAAACTCTTGACTTCCCACAGCATTGGCACCAAGCCATCATCTACATGCTAGCTGTTTCTCTTGCCCCTGAAGTTGGTTTTGGTATCCAGGATCGACAGTCATTAGCACAAGAAGCCGGTGTGTATAAGAAAATTGCTAGCGACTATGGTGATGAGGATGGTTCACTAATGTTTCAACCCGAGGTTTGGGGACAACGTTAATGGCTTACACAGGTTCACCACAATTTCAAACATATAAGACTATTGACATTAAGTTTGACAACACCACTACATATCGTTCAGGTGACTTAACGATACAGCGGGATAGCAACATTGTCAATCTCTTTTATGATCGTGTGAGTCAAGAGAATAAAACTCGTGAGGTGTTTCTTAAGAAACGTCCTGGGCTCCGTGCCACAGCTTACAACCTAACAAAATCTGCTAGTTCTGATGTACTGAGAGGTCAATATTATGATGTCCCGTCAAACCGATTTTACTGGGCGGTCAACAACAAGGTCTATAGTGTTACTCCTGACAGTGGTAGCTCTATTCGTACTGTTACTACTCTAGCAACTTCAAGCGGTTATGTCGGGTTCTGTGAGTTTCTTAAAGCGGCTACTAATGTACGCTATGTACTCATTTCTGATGGTACTGATTTATGGGTGGACAATTACGCGGGAAGTAGCTGCGTTGATGTTACAGACGTTGATATGCCTACCCCACACGTACCTCAACCTGTCACCATTGATGGTTATGTATTTCTTGCCAAACTAAACACGGGCGATTTGTACAACAGTGATAATGATGACCCTATGGCATGGAGCAATGAATTTATCTCTGCTGAAATGTCTGGGGACTACATCACAAAGATTACTACCAATCGCAACTACATTATTGTGATGGGTAACAACACCCTGGAGATTTTCTGGGATGCTGCTAACGATACGGGTTCTCCTTTAAAAAGTAATCCTTCTGGCTTCAAGCAAGTGGGTTATGTTACAGGGATGTGTCAGATTGGTGACAGCAACTTCTTTGTTGGACAGGATCGTAATAAATCTCTTAGTGTCTTTATGCTGAATGGTTTTAAGATGGACAGAGTTTCTGATGAAGTGGTTGACCGTTCTCTCCAGACTATCTTGACTACTGACAATGCTAAAGGTCAAGTAAATCTGGACCGTGATGGCTATTGTTTGTCGGTTGACGGTCATACGTTCTACTGCATTCCTACCCCACAAACAACGTGGGTATATGACATTGATGAAAAGATGTGGTATGAGTGGAAGAATAGTGCAGGTACTGGTTTAGCTGTTGAAGGTGCGTGGGCTATGTTTGATGGTTCACAGTATATTGCCATTGGTGGTCAAACCTACATGTCACTAATGACGCCTACACTGTATCAGGACTTCTCTACTAACTTTACTTGTACCTATACGACAGCAAATGAAACTGCTGACACGTTTAACTGGAAGATTTGTCATCGCACTGTGTTGCTATGTGATATGCACACCTACACAGGTACAAGTAATATAGGAGTAGCGTGGAGTGATAATGATTGGGGAGACGGTGGTGTAACCGCTCGAAACATTAATGTTTTTTCTTCGTCTCCTTACCTCACTCGTTGTGGTAAGTTCCGCAACCGTAGTTATCGACTAACCTACACAGACAATTACCCACTACGTATGCAGGGTCTTAAACTTGACCTCAACGTCTTACAGCATTAAGGAAAACAATGGCTACTACTACTTTTGTTGACGGCACCACAGTCATTCTAGCCGCTTGGGCTAATGACGTGGATGAGCACGTCTATAAATCTAAGTGTGCAACACGTACTGCTCTTAAGGCTGTAGACACTACTCAGCTCACTATGGTTGAACTAACTGAAGCTGGACGTGAAGGTAAGTTTGTCTGGACTACGGGAGACTATGCCACTCGCGTGGCTGCTGACGTGTATGAAGGTGTATTCATTCCTGCTGACGCTGTTGCCTCTACTTCTGGTTGCTGGGTACGTCAGGTGCTTGATGGTACTTGGCACAGTGATTGGTTTGGTGTTCCTGATGCTGGTGGTAGTGGCTTAGGCACGGATGGTGCTCCACAAGCTATTGCAATGTTTAACACCGCTAACATTGACAAACCAGCAATCCTTCAGTTTGATAATCAAATCACTGCTCTGGACAGTGCGCTTCCTTACCTAACCTACATTACCATTGTGCAAGGTGTTCAGGGTGGTGCGCAACCCTCTATTCTTTACAAACGTTATGTGGAAGCTGATGCTGATCGTGGTGTTATTGCTCGTCAACAGTATGGTGGTACAGTACGTGATATCTCTGTACAAGGACTTTCTGGTACTGCTTCTGGTGGATCAGGTATTAGCTGGAAACTCAACACTGCTGGTGTGGCTTGTATTGGAGATATTCACATCGAGCGTGTAAATGTTTCTATGTCTTCTGGTGGCGCAAATCAAGACATTCTATTAGATGGCGTGGTTAATAATGGATCACCCTTATCACTACGTAAAATCTTTATGAATGGTGTAACACTGTTTGGTGGTACAGGAGGTGCTGCTCGTAATGCATTAGTAATGCGTAGCGTTAGTCACGTCTTTGGCACCAACATGTTTATCCAAGATCATTGTATCATCACTGGTACAGCTACCGTTGGCTCCGACGATATTCACTTATATGGCGTTATCAGTGGTAAGCTTTCCTTTGGTAATGGTAGTGCAGCTACAAGCTACATTACTCGTTCTTATTTTCATGGTCCAATCTTTGGTGGCTTATACAACGAAGCTAATACCAGCACTTGTGCTGTCATTGGTCAAGTGAGTGGTACCCACGAAGTTCTTTGGGATACAGACACCTGTTTATATCTAAATGACTCTGTCATCACTGATAGTGGTTCTGATGCCAACGGTGTATGGGTTGAGTATGGAGATTCCCGTAACATTGAAATGTGGGGCAGTGTTGTAACCGATGCAAGCGGGAACGCTACAGTAACGTTTCCAAATGGAGGGTTTCCATCAACAGTTACGTTTGCATGTGCAAATCCTTCGGCAGCGCCTGCGGCGGGTTTCATTACTGTGGCTCAGGCACATACATATACCCTAACTAATATGGGCATTCGTGCCATGAGTTTCAGTACAGCTCCGGCTGCTGGCCTCGCCGCCGCAACAGTTAAGTGGTACGCTAAAGGTAGATAATGGCTGATATACTTCCACCAGTACCATGGGACATGCCTCCCACGAGTTTTGAATGGACCGATTGGTACGCAAAACTCCGTAAGCAGATTAACGATGCTTCGACAGACCACAACCAACTAACAAACATTCAAGGTGGAACTGCTGGGGAGTATTACCATTTAACCCAAGCTCAAAGTACCGCTTTAGCTACAGCAGAAAACACAACCAACAAGAATGCTGTTAGTGGGTATGCCGGCCTTAACTCAGTTAGCCGAATTACTAAGGGCGTTGATACTACCGATGATGTTATTGTGGACCTTGCTACAAAAGGTCTAGTGCTCAAAGATACAGCCGGGACGCCACATTACTGGCGCGTTACGATCAGTACATTAGGTGTACTTACAACTACTGACTTAGGTACAACTAAACCGTAAGGAACAATATGCCAGGATTTAATAACGACTGGAATGACATTTCATACCAATCCAGTAGCTCTGGGGAACCGGGAGGCTATACTGGTGACCCCATGTACGAGGCGTGGGCAATCAATGCTGGATGGGAGCCTAATGGTCCTATGCATAACGAAGATGGGAGCGTTAATTGGGATAACTTTTACCTTGCAGGCGCGGGT